AGCTTATATAAACCACTTTTAGTTCTACCGTTAAGATCTTTATCATCAGTATTAGAGTCGTAGAATATATCCTTGAACTCAGCCCCACCATCTTGTAGTTTATTGGCTGTAGATCCCATCATACATTTACCTACTATTTTTCTACCTAAAAGAAGACACGTCTGAGTAACTCCCCAGTTCTTCTTTATAGAGTTCTGTCCCGTCCACTTACCAGCTTCATCATGTACAAGAAGTTTTAACTTCATACCATCATAACTGTTATCAGCAGTGTTTCTCCAATCTATAATTGAGTTTAAAGCTTCAGACTCCTCTATGTGTTTTTGATTCTTTGTAATTTTCTTTGCTGGCTCTCTAAACGCAAGCTCTACACGAGGGTTACTTGAACCATCCTGTATAGGCTGAAAAAAGAAAGGGTAGTTACGATATATACGTACTACCTTGTCAGTAAACATAGTCTTAGCATCAGCACCTGTCTTAGACAGTAACCCAAAGCTACTCTCGTAGGTCATACTAGCTAAGTTAACTACCTCACTACTAGCAGCATAAGAAAAACCAGATCTACGATTCTTAAGGAAACACATCCCATAAGAGTTCTTATCTAACTTACAAGCTTCCCAAAACAGGAAGAAAGTCCTATTAGCATCTCTATAATCTGGGTATCCAATATCAATCTTACTCCATTGAATAAACATATAATGACTACCTGTTATATAGGTAGGAACTCCGTTGTTGTAAAACCATAAACCATCCTTTCTACGTCTAAATTCTTCATCTATGTAATCAACAAAGTCAGAAGCATTGTCCCTAGTTAAAGATTTAGGAGTATCTAATCTGGTCCATTTCTGCTTAGACTTAGGGAGATTGTTATAAAGTATATCTTTATTGAACCTAGGTCTCTTAGGTAAGACAATTTCTAACTTGTCAAACTCTAAAACCTCGCCATGGCTGGTATCACTTAAGTATATTTTACTCTCTTTTTGCATACTTCTCAGCGTAAGAACCTTTAAAATCCTTCTTGTCTTCTATCAGTGATGTTCCATCTTTAATTCTATCCTCTAGGTTTTTAATACCTAAAAGTATCTCTTGGCAATCAAGGAAGCATTCCCTTTTTGCTTTTATAGCTTGCCTTCTTTTTGCGTCATCTTCCTCTAGTAAGGGTTTACTTATCTCCTCTATAAGAAGATCAATAGCTCCTTTACTTGCCTCTATAAGCCTCTCTAAGGTATCTAGGGCGTAATCTTTATTGTTATCCTTCATAAGAAGCTAGTATGTCAACGTTACGCATGCGTAGAAGTTTTCTACCATCTATATCCATCTCGTACTCAGAATTCTCACTCCACATAACTCGATCTTTAACTTTAACTCCTTGATCCTTGACCCAATCGTTAATAAGGATAGCTGTACCATGAAACTCTACCTCCGAAGGTGAGTTCTCTAAGAATATTCCAGACTCTGACATCTCAGCTTCCTTCATCTCCTGCTCCATGAAGTTCCAAACTCCCACAGGGGTGTATTTACCATCTCTTTCTATAAGGTATATCTGCTCTATGTAAGCCTGATATATATTATCCTTGTCTGCATGTGATACATGGTTGGTAGGTGTTGCGATAAAGTGGTGAAACCAAACCTTATCCCCTTCCTGTATACCTGCATTACTAGTGTCAAGGGTTGGTGTTTTATACACCGTACCGTATTGCCTAGCTAGTTTCATAGGATCGTATGATGTATCTCTGTACATCTCCTTACCGTTTAATAGTATGGTATCCTCTGTTTCTTTTTCTACTTGTATCCAGTAGAGATCTTTAATTGGCTTCATCTTTTTTTTTACTTTACTTCGTAGTCATCTAGGACATCTGTATTGTACTCTATAGCTGTTGGCTGGGAGAAGAACCTTTTCCAAGGTCTAGAGAACTCCTCCGCTTCTTTTTTTATGTATACATCGTAAACTACTTGCTGGTGCTTATACCACGCTGCTTCGTCTTGTATTATCGCTGTTATCTTTAAGGAACCTCCTAACATTCGTTGACCTACCTGGTAAGTCAAGCCCTGCTTTAAGTCCCCTATCGTAATCTTTCTAATAATAGGGTTAATAGAATCCATTTTAATTTAATTTAGTTTTTATTGCTTATTATTCGTATAAGTCTCTTGATAGTTTTATGTAACCACATTGAATACCTTTAGATGCCGTAGTGTGAGTTTGAACACCAATAAAAGGAAGTAAATCTATATCGTTAGTCATAACTAAAGATTTTGTTGTAGATATAGTTTGAGTTAACCCACCTGCAGTCGTACTAGTAGGCGTAGTTGTTAATCCGTAATTTTTATTGTTTACAGAAATAGATACTCTTCTATTCTCATCAAAAGTTATTTTTAACTTGTATACCGTACTTGTTGACACAACTATACCAAGGTTAGTAACGTAATCTACGTTAGCTATACTATAAACAAAATGTAAATTACCGTTTGTAGTTAAATCTCCTTGATCATCGTTTGCAGCGTATAAAAAATAAGCCTGATTAGCGTCTGTTGCATACGTACCTACCTCAGTAAGCTTTAATCCAGCCCAAAACGAAGTTAAAGCTATAGAACCTCCTGTAGAAATTGCTGTAGAAAATTCTGTTTTATTTTCTGTTCCAAAACCTACCGAAGACCAAGCTGATGAGTTATACCCTCCAGGCATTTCTGTTGTCCCACTCCTTGGAGTTATAATAGTCTTGTTATTATCTGTTGCTCCTGTAATTATCTTAACTCCAGCAAATGAAGTATCTCTTCCTGAGTTTCCAGAATCTTGTCCTCCATTACCACTAACTCCTCCTAATACAAAGTTTTGATTAGGGGTTACGTATGGGTCTACAATAAAAGACAACTTAAACACTTGTGCAGTAACATCAGTACCGTTAGTACCTATTCTTATCTTGCAACTACCATTTGCTACATCATAAGCCAACACATTAACCATAGCGTTATCATCGTCAGTTACCCAATCGTGAAGCTGAACATGAACATGAGATGAATTTCCAAATATATGAACATTATTAAACGTAAATTCTACTGTATCTGTCGCTCCAAGATCTACAGACTGCATAATTATGATTCCGTATTTAGCATTTAAAGTTACAGCAGTAGTTGCGTTTGTATCTTGAGTTATAAAAGTATCTTGACCGTCTAAACTAGGTATTTTATCAAAACCCTCTTTAATCTCGTACCTGTCATCTGACTGAGATACAGTACCAGCAACATTAAGATTACCGTTCTTATCTATACGCATTTTCTCAGAACCATTAGTAGCAAACCCCAAGTAATCTTGACTATGATCGTAGTATATCTGACCAGCGTCATTATCGCTAGAATCACCAAAAAATATATTACCTGAAGAGGTCCCCCCAGATAGTATAGTTAAACCAGAATCGCTAGAATTTTCTAGAGTCAGTTGGTTAGCTGATAATGATGATGATACAGACCCAGAACTTACCCCAACAACGTGAAGTAAACCGTCAGGAGTTGCACCTGCAGTACCAATACCTACTTTAGTGAACTCAGCTTTATCTGTAGATAGCTTCATAGCTGTGATGTTACCAGAACCTGTCTCTACATTCTTAAGGTTAGTATCCTTAATCTCAGAAGCTGTTTTTAATATAGTCTGATATGTAGATGATATTGCTTTTCCTTTAAGTGTAGCCATTTTATTTTCTTTTAATTTTTTCGATAGACCTACCTGCAAAGTAAGCCCCGTATACTGTTATTAATAAGGTTTGATATATAGGAACGTAACTAGGTTGTATTACAAACCCCCCTACGTTACCATCAAACAACGACAAAACTACAAAAATTGCGGTTAGGAAAACACATATTAATGGTCGAATATTCTTAGATAACCAATTGTCAGACTTCATATCTGCTTCCCACCTTCTAGATACCTGCTCTTGAGCGTTTACCTCAGCCTTCATTAGAACTTCTTCTATAGCTTGTTTTGCAGCTAACCTTTCCTCGTCTGACGTAGTAAGGTTATCTACTACATTACCTACACTACTTAAGATATTTCCTCCTAAAAAATCTAGTAGTTTACTCATAGTTTTGCGTATATATATTTAGTATCGTTATCCTCGTCTTTATAAGCCTCAAGGATTTGTTTTCTATTCCCTTTTTTCTTTAGGGATATATGTATCCAAGCAAAGTCGAATTCATTAATCATTTGATCGAACTCAATACCGCTTTCTAACACCCAGTCATACACTTCTTTATTGCACATCTTACCCTCTTTCCAAAATTGGATGTCCAAAGCCTCACCTTTACAATGCTGGCTTTTAGAGCTCCCACCAATAGCACGATTGAGTGACGGGTTACGATAACCACTACTGATCCTGATAGGACCAAGAGCGTCACGAATAGGCTGTAGAAGATTAGACACAGTACGTTGCAAACTTTGTAAATGTTCTTTATTCGGACCATTTTCTATTCCTAATCTTTTTGCTGTATTACTGTGTGTTATTTCAGATAATACAAAGTTATTACTTAATCTCATAAATTACGCTTTAGTCCAATATGCATACTCAACAATGCAAGAAGCTGTGTCAGCTCTAAGCTCTAATCCTGCATCTGTATGTATAGCAAATAAAATTGCTTCGCCTGGATGTAATCTTCCCCATACTACACTTGCAGTTGTTTGCAGTTTAATATAGTTAGTAGGATCTAAGTTCTTCACATATATGTATGATACTACATCTAATGCCTCATCATAAATCTCTTGGTTATCCGCTGTAGTAATCGTGGCTCTAGATAGCCCTACAGAAGGATTTGCTACTGCTAATACATCTGAAATACTTAGACTTAAACTGTCTGAAGATACATTTGTAGAAGATATTGCTAGTGTTGTATTTAATGTTGCCATTGTTTATTTATTTTGTTTATTTATATACATTTTCTTTCTTAAAATACCATCAGATGCTAAATACACACCTTTAGTAGGAATAACTACTTGTCCTAATAAATTATAATAAATAGTTGGCTTAAACTTTAAAACAGTTAGTTCTTCTATTCCTATAGTTAAG